ACGAAATACTCTGCTGCTCAGCTGGAATATTGGCGTGAGAGCAAAGCTAGAATTAAGAAAGGGTTAGAACCACTGCCTCCAGGCGGTTTTATTGCTTTTGATAGACATTTAGCTACAACAATTAATAATAATGCCAATGTTAGGAATATGATAGTGGATAAATATGCTAGAGACAATAGAAAGGACATTAGTGGGATGACGGCTGAAGAAAAAGACAAGTTAGTTCCATTAGACATTATGATGTCGATAGCTAGGTGTGAAGGATATGATGATCTTGAAGATGTGGATGATGATGAACCTTTGATAGATACCAGCAAATTAGCCGGATACAAGGAAGGTGTTGTAGGTGCTGCTGACACATCAGAAGCGCAGAAGGGTAAAGGAATGTTTGCACTTGTGGAAGAGATGAGAAGGGAAATGCAGGCTGCAGCTGAGCTGAATGATAGATTAGAAGCCGAAAGAGCTGATTTTCATGAAGATGAACCAGATGTTGGATATAAAGACATGGGACCTTTAGAGTCTGAAGTTGACAAACAGGATTTTCCAACATTGCAGGCCACAACTGGAGATACCATGTTGTCGCCATCAGTTGCACCAGAGTCCATGCAAGAAGATGTAGAGGAAGAATTACCAATATTACGAATACCGCCGGTAGTTATAACAAGAGGACAGGGTGCAGTTGCTTCAGCCGTGCAGGGATCGAAAACATCATCAGGGATGCCGTCAGTGATATCTGCAAGTCAGATGGAAGGTTTATCCTCCATGAGCATGAAAAATGCTTCAGCAGACTATTAAAAGAGTCCAAAATGATGCGCGATGTTGATGCTGCCTGGATGAGAACAATGTTTTTTAGTAGCATCGCTTGTCCACAAGATTATTTGTCGAATTCAGCAATGGTGGTTGGCAATATAGATCAGGATGTTTCGAGAAGTTTCAGAGTTGCCAAAGAGCTTCAAGAATATGAAGAGTATGTTAATGAGGAAGCGAAAGACAATGAACCATTTAGTAAATATGGATGGGACTGGTGGGAAGCTAATTATGTTGATGCAAGCGATGGTCAAGGAGGGACAGCTGTTTTGAAACCAATGGATGTGATACCATGGATTAAGGGATACTGGGCTACTAAAGCATGTATTAAAATGTTTGAAGTCAACATAGGATATAAGCATTGGACTCAAACGGCTATGATGTTATGGATGACATCCGTAAGTGATATCATGATAGGTTGGATGTATTTAGAGGGATGGTTTGATACACATTTTAGCAGGTGGATGTATGAATATAGTGATGTGTTAAACGCGATTAAGCGGTCGTGTTCAATGGATGGTATTGCTGTGCAGTATCGAGATACATTATCCATGAGAAAGATATTCATGCTGACTTACAGAGAAAAAGATCCACCAGATTGGGCTGCTGAGAGGGAAAGGCGTATGAGAAACACCCCGGCTCATATGTATCCAAGTGCTGATGGTTTTCTGTGCAGAAAGAAGTGGTTGCAAAAAACTTGGAAATATATGAATGAGTTGGCTGAAAGAATTGTAGGCATGATGACCAGCACGTTGCGATTGGAGAACGTTGATGATTGGTGGGCAAGCAGGTATGCTTGGGCAGCGTCTGGCAGCAGCAGCAGATCCAATGATGTAATAGAGAGCCATAAGAGAAATGGTGATCATGTACCTGAAAAGAGCAGAGCCAACAAGAAAGTAGTGTTAAGTTCGATGGACAATGAGCATCTTGATGAAGTAATGGCGTCTGAGCCTGGAAAAGTTCCTAGGAAAAGCTCCAAACCCGAACCGGGTAAGAAGGTTGGGAGAGCATTGTATGCTACAGATGATGATGCTTATCTAATGGCATCATATGCTTCGGTTGCACAGGAGAAGTATATTAATATAGATGGCATATATGCTCAGCAGGCACCTGGAGATGTTGCTGAGTGGATTAAGTTGCACACCATATACAAAAGCAGGAAAGCATGGTTCCTATCTCTGGATTATTCTGACTACAACACAGAACATGAAACAACTATGCTGGCAATGGTTGATTTGGCTTTCATGAGAGCTTGGGCTAACAGTGGTGCGAAGAGTGATGTTAAAAGATACAAAACATTCATGTCAGCATGGTGTGCATTATCACATTTGAATGCTTGGGTTGATTTTGAGACTGGTGAAGGACCGGAGAAAGTGCTGGGAGGATTATTCTCTGGCGATAGAGATACATCTAAACACAACTGTATAACTCACGCACTGTATTCCAAGTTAATGGAGGAAGCCGCAGCAGAGTTGTTAGATGATTTTGAAATGTTAGAAAAGATGATGACTGGTGACGATGAGGATGGTATATTGTCCAATTGGGTAGAATGTCTAGTTTATATGACTGTGCATGCAAGAGCAGGGTTCGTTCTTAAAACAAGTAAGCAGTGGGCAGGTAATGGAACTGTCAATACACATGAATATCTACAGAGAGCGTTGATAGATGATCATGAAACTCATAGACCAGTGGCGGCCACCATAGCACAATTGTGTAGTGGCAACTGGTATGATGAGAATTACGTATGGCTGGATGGAATAATAACCTCAGTTGGAGATAATTGCTGGGAATTGCACTTACGTGGTGTGCCATTATTAGTGGTGCAGAGTTGTGCGGCTCACGTGTTGAACAGGACAATGAATGTTAGAATTCCGGAATCAGAAGGGACTGGATGGAAACCATTAGAATGGTTTAGGTATAGAACCAATGGTGTGTACTCGCCTTTGTGGAATGCGACATCTGAAAAAGCACCGGTGGTGCCAACAGGCAGTGATGCAGTGAGGCCCATGTTGGTAATGCCGGGTGTAGATGCTTGGGTTAACAAGGCATCCAAAAGGTTTGGTCAAGTTCTATCTAAAGAGGACGCATCAATATATCGGCATAGGTGCGCAGTGGAAGCAAGTTGCCCGATGTTCAAATTTGAGAGAAATAAGGAAATGCATGAGAAAGCATACTGGAGCTGGGATGGAAGGAACAACATGCATGGAAACCCATCATGGATTGCTAAGCAGATGCTACCGCTGGTTGATGAACAGACAGTTAAAGGTATGTTGATGACAGGATATGCTGAGAGACATCCTGAATCAATAGCCACGCTAGTATCGAGGTTTGGTATAGACATGCAAATGTTTGATCTAATAGGAGGTATGAAGGGGTTACTTAAAATGCTGAAACCCGAGGATTGTGCACAGTTAGAAAACATAGTTGAGGCAAAAAACAAACCATGGTGGATATGGCGTCTGGACCCAAGCATGAGGAGCTGGTTGTGCTCGGCTTTCCAAGTACCGTGGATGCCTCTGGAAAAACGTGCTCTAGTATGGGTAGATGGAAGAAATAATTTCAGGTCTGCAAGGAGCATTAGTATTGTTGTAGCTGGCAATGCATCGGGAAAGACTACTGCCAAAAACAGCAAACATTACAGTTATCTGTGTGACAGTGATGAGGTATTCAAGAAGGCTGGGTTGATAGAGTATGTTAAGAATACTCATGCTAATGCTAGTGCAAATCTGCCACAGTGGCTGGTACAGAAATGCAGTGATGCGTTGTTGAATGTGTCGCCAGAGATACTTATGACGCAATATCCTAGTTTGTGGATGGTAGAAATACTTGAGAAAAGCCATTTAAAGATAGCATCTGTGAATATAATAAACGTTAACGGAATGGATCGGACAGAAAGAGCAATGCAGTCTAGAGGGTGGTCTTTTAGCAAGTGCGAACGCAGAATAAGTAGGTTCGACAGCACAGTAAGTCATTGGGTGAGATATGCGCAGAACAACAACATAATGCTGCGTGACTATACGAACATACTGGACGCTGTTGAGGAAGTGATAGAGTGCAATGATAGCCA